TCTCATCTACTTTAACATAACCTAATTCCTCATTGTAAATTGGCTCACCATTAACAAACTTACATAAATCTCTTAAAGTATTTCTATAAATTCTATCATTGGATATACCACTACTAGCTACATTGAAATCTACCAAACCTTTTTCTTTGGCCAACAATGTAGAGAAACGATTAGTTCTATCCTTTAATTCAGAACCCCAACTAACCGAATCACCATTTGTATATAGTATTTTTAATTTTTTCTCCATACCCACATTGGTTCACAAAAAGTTTTATCAGCTGCTTCTCTTGCTTTTTCTAATGCTTCTTCGGTATATCTACCTTCATCACCCTCTATAATTGCCCCAGCACCTGCACTACCAGGTCTTTTTGCCATTTCCATACCCATACACCCTAAGTATTCTGCACCCTCTTGTTTCTCAAGGTATTCGTTCATAGGAGTAGTGATTGCTCTATAACCTTTATCCGTTCCTTTTGATGAAGCGTACACATCCGCAATGTTTACAATTAGAACACCACCTTTTTTAAGTGTTTTCCAAATCTTTCCTAATGCTTTGTGTAAGAATTGTTCGTTCCACTCATCAATTGTTTTATATCTAACCCAACTTTGTGTATCATCATACGAATACCGTTCCACACTAAAATAAGGAGGACTTGTAAAAGCAATATCAAAATAGTTATCATATCCAGCATAGTCAAAATCTTCAGCTGGACTCTCCACAAAATCAGCTTTCTTTTCCAATTCAAAGAAGCCATTATTTTTTTCATAGAACTCCGCTTGTTGTCTATAAATAGGATGGTTTTCTTTACGCGGGTCAATACCTACATAATGTTTTCCGTATTCACTCGCATAGAAACCACACATTCTATCTCCCCAACCTGCTGCAAAATCTAATACGGTTTCTGCTTTAAAGTAATCGTATAATGCTTTTGCTACATTTGGTTTGAACTGAGAACAAATATATTTTCGTAAAGATAAAGCTACTCTTAAACTACCTCTATCAATTTCATCAAACTTTAATGTGTACATTGCACCCATTAGCGTAACCATAAATTCATATGTTCTCCAAGTTCTATCAGGACCCGGTGATACCGTTCCATCTACACCCCATCTATTCGCTTGTTGAAAATAGTTTGATGCTTGGTTTCCGGTATTAACTCGTCTAAAATACAATTGTTTACCTTCGAATCCTAATCCGAATTTACTATCACCTGCTTTACGAATGAACCACTCATCATCTTTCAATAATTCGTTCCATCTCGTCTTTTTTAATGCTAAGTATTCTTTACGGGCATCATCCTCACTAATTTCTTGATAAGGTAAGGGATATTCCATAGCTAATCTTGCTAAGGATTCACACACATCTGCTTTCTCAAATGTGGTTTGAATATGTTTCCATTGTTCTGCATTGATATACAGGTATGGTGACATATTTTTGAATTGGTCAAAGTAATCTAAATACATATAACTAAATTTACGAAAATTATTTGATAAAACCTATTATTTTATAGCTTCATTTATAGCATTTACATATGCTAATTTAGAACTCAATCCTGTAAACCTTTCAACAATTTCACCATTTTTTTCTATGATGATTGTTGGAACTGATGTTACATTGTATTTTGTAACTTCTTCGTTGTAATCATCTACATCATAATCTTCAAACTTTACATTTGAAAATTGTCCTTTAATCTCTGTCATAACCGGTGCTAATGCTCTGCATGGTCCACACCACACTGCACTAAATTTTTTAACTGTTACCATTTTTTTTGTTTTTAAAATCTTCATATTCTTCCAATAGGGCATCAACTACTGAATGTCTATGATTTACTAATAATGTCTGCGATGCCATCTCTTTTACTTTCTTAGCTACCCTAAGTAAAAATCCAAATCCACTTTCACCCCTTTGTTTTAAATCTACCTGAGCAGTATCACCACATACTACCATCTTACTTCTAATACCCAGTCTACTTACAATCATTTCCATTTGTTCATGAGTGCAGTTCTGAGCTTCATCTACAATTACAAATGAGTCTAAGAAAGTTCTACCTCTCATAAATGCTACCGGCACAATTTCAACTTGTCCGTTTGCTAATATCTCATCTATTTTTTCTCTATTATAAAGTAGATAGAAGTTTGAATAAATTGGTTGCATCCAGGGTTCCATCTTTTCTCTAAGGTCTCCTGGTAGAAATCCAATTTCTTCTTTACTTACTGTCGGTCTTGTAATGATAATTTTACTAACCGTTTTCTTAAATAACATATCCAATGCAATTTGACAAGCTAATAGTGTTTTACCACTACCCGCTTTACCACTTAGAATTGTAATTGCGTTATTTAAAATTTTATCTTTTGCCTCTTTTTGTTCCTCATTCAATTGAATTTGAAACTTAATAGGTCCTTTTTCTTTTTGCTTTTCTTCTTTAATTTTCTCTGTCAATTCTTTATGTTTTGTTGATTGGTTTTCTGCCATAACGTTTCTAATTGAGTATTATCTTTTATATGGTTTGGTTCATACGGACAATGGCGGCACTTATTACCACAGCAATAACCTCTTGCCATATGATACTCTGGAGTAAAAACCACCTTACCTTGTTCCAAATAGTATAACTTTTCATTTTCTTTATTTAATTTCATCTGTTTGTCCTAATAGGATGATATATCCCATTAATAATATTTTGAACTACACTATCATGTACCATTTACTTAACCTCACACGCTCCACCGGCACATGCTAACTCACCACTTAGGTCTGTCATATCTTCGGTTTCAATAACTTTAGATAAGTCAACATCACTTAATGTTTTTAATAGTTCTTCATATCTTTCTTTTGTACAATCTTCAAATGGTGCTTGAATATAAGTTCCACCATCGTAAGGTAATACCGAAAGTCCATTATAGAACTCTTTGTTTTCCCACATCCATTCACCAACTGCTTTCCACTCATGCTCTCTAATAGATATTGTTGCAGATACATTATGAGAATTATTTCCACTTCTATGTCCAGGTTTAATCCACTCACCATGTACTTTTTTAACTCTTTCTAATAATTGAATTGGAGATTCAGTTCTAAAAATTGCAGTATCAGGTGCCTTTTGTGGAATACCAATTACTGCAGTATCATGTGGTCTGAAATATTCATCTTCAATTAATTCAGGATGATTGATTAATAAGTGTGAATACATTGATTCATTCTTACCAACTCTTACTCTACGAATGTAATAATCATTATGCCATGCGTGAATACCACTACTTGTTCCTAATGTTAATGATGTTGTTCCTGCCGGTTTAACAGTTGTAGTTCTTGCTGAAACATTTATTTTTAATATTTCTGCTACCCTTCTATTTTCTGTCTTAACTACTTTTGCAGATTCTTTCATATCCAATTTCAAAACTGCACCACTACCAATACCAGTCATAGATACACCAATCAATGCATCCTTTTCGGTTGTTCTCTGCCAAATTGGGCGAAGGTAATGGAAATCAGTATACCCTGCTTGCAATGTTCCAATGAATGATGCTGCCTTTACTCTTGCATTTAAATCATCCTGGTCAACTACATCACTTACATTCACTTCACATAAGTTACAGAATTGGAAAGGTCTTAATGCAATCTCACAACATGGATTAGTTCCCCAATCTTTGTCATTTGATAAGTAGATACCAGGCTCACCTGCTCCACTTGCTTCAATTCTTTTCCACAAATCCATAAAGTAATCCTTTGTGATTTTGTGTCTCATTAATACCGCTGAGTTATTTGCTCTACCTCTTTGTGGATTTGTTTCCCACCATGCTCCACTCTTACAACTAATCATTTGTTCGTCACTTGCTGAGAACAAACAAATTAATGCTGCTCTACGAATACCACCTGCCAACACTGCATCTGCAATATGGCAAACAATATCATGCACTTCAATTGGTTTTAATTTCTCACCATCTTTTTTAGCATCTAATATACCTTCAATCTTAATTAAACATTCTTTTAGGGGTTGAGGTCCAGGTGCTTTACCACCACTTGTAATTAATCGTGCACCCTTTGCTCTAATATCTCTAAAATCAAATACTGGTTTTGAACCACCAAAGAAATATGATTTTACTAATACTGAAATTGAATCCGCCCATCCTTCGATAGAATCACCGATAAGAAATCTACGTGTCTTATCTACATTTGGTTTTCTAATTTCAGGCAATGCATCAACATGATGTGATTGTACTGAATATCCTACACCAGTTCCACCTAAAAGTAAGAACATAATTTCAGAGAATACTCTCCAATCATCAATCGGTGCGAATGCACAATTGTAAATTCTATTTGGACTAATTTCAATCGGTTTACCTGCGAACTGCATTGAACGCATTGAAGGTAAAACTTTCTTATCATAAACGAACTTATAGTTCTCTCTGATTTCGTCTTCTAATTGAGGATACGTTTTTATATGCATATCCATATTTCTTGTAACCAACTCTTGCCATGTCTCTCTTCTTTTTAATTCTGGCTTATATTTTGCGTACTTCATGTACACCGTAATTTCTGATAGGATTCTTGTCGAAATGTCCATTGTTTTTTTGTATTTTTGTAAGATTAATAAATAAAACTTTTTTCAATAAAAGTATAAAATGTACCAATAACTATTAGTATATTTGTATATAGATACGACTTTTGAAAGAAAAAAACCCACTTTTTTTAAGTTTTTTTTTCCACAAGTTATATACTTATTAACCCATATTTTCTATATATTTTTTGTGTAAAAGTTTCTTTTCTAAATTACCACCATTACTAGATTCTTTTTGTGTCATTACACCATCTGCTGATAATGGTTCAAACACATCTATCTGCCCAATCATAGTATCCATTTTAGCCGGGAAAGTTAAACCATCTGCTCCAAATCTATTTTTCATAACATGGAATCGTGCTGTATTACTTAACTTATCTTTTGCTTTTCTACTTACACTCATAATGAAATCTGATGTCATTACTTTTGCATAAGAATCTGCGATTGAATCGGCTTGGATAACTTCAAAATCAATAGCTGAACGATTAGTTTGTGATGCTGTCCAAATTGGCACACCTAACTCACCACTCAATCCTCTGATTTCTTCATATACACCACCCAATTCTGCATAGGTACTATCTCGTTTGTTTACAGGTTTTAACAAATCAGCATAATCAATAATAATTAAATCCGGTTTGAAGCCGAATCCTTTGTACTTATCTAAATGTGCTTTAATTGTTTTTGTACTTGCCCCTCTCGGTGGATAATACTTAACCATCAAATTTGCTTTGTGGTTTTTAAGTTTAGCTACTACTTCATCTTTCCTATCTTTCAATTCGTTAGATGGAATACCAGTCATAATAGTATCATATCTTGTACCTGCATAGATTTCTGATAATTCTAGTGTATAATGCATTACATTGTAACCTTGCCTTACGGCATCGGCTGCTATCTTACATAATACCCAAGTCTTACCAACTCCACTCGGTGCTACAATTACTCCCAATTCACCTGGTCCTAATCCACCATCCATTAAATCATTGATAGGTTTCCATCCGGTAGGTACTGAACTTCTTTTAGTTTCTTCCATCCTCATTGCAATATCCTTATAGTAATCATGTCCTAAATTGTTTTCCATTCCCGCTTTTAATGCGTTCTGAACTACAACTCCTATCTCGTCCCAACTCTTTTCGGATTTGATTAGGTCTACTGATTGAAATATTGCGGCTTTTAACTTCTGAAACTTTGAGAATTTAATATATTCGGTTTTTACAAACTCCATATCTTCACTACCGAATACATCATAGATTTGTTTTATCCTTTCTATGATTTGTTTCTTTTGAGAATCAGTTCCTAATGATGCCAACTTAACTTTAAATACGTCTAATGTTGGTGCGGCGAATTGTTTACTTTGATAATCTAATATCGCTTCTACAATCCACTTATCTTGCTCACTCTCAAAATAATCTTTGTTTGTAATTTCAGAAACTTGATTAAGAAAAGGTAAATCCGATAATAATGCAGCTATGACTTTAGATTGGTATGATTCACCAAATTTTTCTAATGTATCTACTGCGTTCATTATTTACTTTCTTTTTCTTTTGTTTCTTTCTTAGGGTTTTTGTATTCTTTCCACTCCGATTTAGGAATAAATTTCCATTCACTCGTTGCGTTGTAAGCATCTTTATCACTTACTCTAATAATGTTTCCGGTTTTGTTGCTTTTAAGACACTTCATAGGTTGTTTCCTCCGTGTTTGTTTTTAATTGTTATTTATGTAATTTTGCGAAAGTAGTTTGAATCCAGCTATTAACATCACCAAATGAATTAATAACTTTCATTCCCATTGCTTTCTTTATGAATCCTAATTTATCCAATTTTGCTGAATTATCCAAATATTTTTGGTTAATTGTTAGTTTTTTATTGGTTGGTATTTCCGGATCTGATAATTGCATTAGTTTATAGTTCCTTTCAATTATCTTTTTACCATCTAAAATCTTATCATAGAATTTATTTTCACTCTTGCGATTTTCACATAGAATAAACATATCATCTATTGTAATTTCTTTTTCTTCCACCACCTCAGGGAATCTCTTAATAATAGTTTTAAGACCACACCCAGCAATACCATCAATGTTATCGGACTTATCACCATCAAGAGTACGATAAACCATAAAGTTTGCAGGATGAACACCATACTCTGATACAACAAGGTTGGTATCGTATAATTTTTTCTTTGTAGGCGAATAAACTTTAACTCTTTCATTTACTAATTGTAGGAAATCTTTATCAGCACTCATAATAACTGCTGATTCATCCTCTTTTAAAAGTTGTGATGCAATATAGCCCATAACATCATCTGCTTCAATACTATCATATAGCATAATTTCCACAGGTAGATACTCTAGGAGTTCGATTAACCCAATCATTTGTCGTTTCATAGATACACCTTCTTCTTCTTTGTTCATCAAATCTGAGTATGCTCTATTCACTCTAAAACGATTGTTTCCTCGATTCTCTTTATAACCACTATATAAATCCTTTCTACTTTTAGAACCACCCTTACCATCGAATACAATTATACAACGAGTTGCATTATATTCTCTGATAGCATAACCGATACCTTTTAATGTACCTACTATACCGCCAATGTGGTCACCATTATCATCCATTGTAGGATTTACCGTCCAGCTTCGTATAAAAGTATTAAGACCATCAACAATTAATACTTTTTCTTTTCCTAATTGCTGATAGTCTTTTTCTACTTCGTTTAGTAACTTTTTATATGTTTCGTTCATAAACCTTTATTTGTTTGTAACCTTATTCGGTATCTATATCCGGTTCAGGCTCTTGCCCTCCGTTATCATATGTAATTTCATCCGGATCGATTCCTTCTTTTTTATATTGTAAGATTGTTGATTCACAAATCTTTCTATAAATTTGGTCTCTTAATTCATCCCTAACTCCCATCATCTGAATAAAATCTTTGGATTGGAATTTGATAACTTCACCAGTATCAGTATCAATGTATTCGTACCATGCACCACCTTGCTTAACTAATTTATTATCTTTCATCACCTTTAACCATCCACCAAAATTATCAATACCTCTATCAAAGAATATATCGAAATCTGCTGAACGTAATGGTGGTCCTAATCTATTCTTAATAACCTGTGCTCTTACTTTGATACCAACGATTCTCTCACCTGCTTTAATCTGTCCCATATTCTTTAAACGAATACGAACCGAAGCGTGGAATGCTAATGCTTTACCACCCGATGTAGTCCAAGGATCACCAAACATCACACCTAATTTTTGCCTAAGTTGATTAGTAAATACAACGGAGATTCTTTGTCTACCAATTACATTTGTAATCTTTCTCATTGCTTTTGAAATGATAATTGCCTTATCAGTTGCGTAACCATCTTTATCATAATCAGCATCCATCTCCTTTTTAGTTGATGCTGCTGCTACTGAATCGACTACGATTGTAACTAATCTATCCTTATCACCTTTACGAACTTGTTCAATGATTGTATCAATTGTTTCAAATATATCTTCAACTGTGTCTACTGAAACGTATAATAGTTTAGAAACATCTACTCCAATTGCATCAAAGAACTCTCTACTTACCGCAGTTTCAGTATCAATCAATACTGCTACCCCACCTTGTCTTTGTGTTTCAGCCAACACGTGTGCTGATAAAAGTGATTTACCACTTTGTTCTAAACCGGTGATTTCGGTAATTCTTCCTACGGGTAATCCCCCATAAGGTCTGTTCGAAATTGCTACGTCTAACATTGCTGTTCCAGTGGAAACCCAACCTGGTACATTGGTTGGGGCTCCATCGGAATCATCATCCAAGAAGAAAGCTACCTTTTGGTCTTTCCACTTTTTGTTAAGACTATCAGCAATTTGATTTGCTAAGTCTACTTTTGCCATAAAAATTATGAATTAAATAAGTCATCAAATGCTGCTGCCACATCCACTTTTGGTGCCGGGGCTGCTGTCTCGTCATCATCCCAAGGTAAATCATTAACTAATCCACTTCCACCGATTTCAGGTGCAGCATCTTTAGTTACTAATTGTTCTTCAACTTTTTTTGGTTGAGGTGCTAATGTTTGTTGAGAAACAGAAGGAGTTGGATTTTCTTCTTCAAGCACTGCCGTTGGGTTTAACCAATTCTCTAATACCGTCTTTAATTCTGCATAAGATAATTCTGAATAGATATCAGTAATATCAGTTTGCTCATCTAACAATTTAGTTGCGATTGTAGAATTGTCATGTAATAAAGATACATTTGGTTTTACTCTGATTCTGGTTTCAGGATATGTTTTACCTGCTTCCTCTACAATTTCAATAACAATATCTCTACCATTTGTTTCATCGGTAATATCACCGTAATCAGGATCAGCTACGATAGCTAAAATCTCTTGATACACAGTCTTACCAAATCCCCAAAATTTAACACCTTCGTTTTCTTGACCTCTGATTACCACAGGTGCGAAAGTTCTTAATTTAGGCTCCATTTTCTTACCCGCTTTCCAATTCTCAGTATCACCTAATTTCTTAAGTTTTTCTGCGAACTCTAAAATTGGGTCAGGTCTTCCAAAGGAAGCTGGACTCAAATAAGTTTTGTTGTTAATGTTGTAGTGAAATAATAATTCAATGAAAGGATTTTCCTTATTGAATTTGTAAGGTACGATACGAACTTGGTATTTACCAGGTTTGGTTTTCCACAATGAGTCCGTTTTCTTCGAAGTGTTTTGCAACGAATTAAGACGTTGCTTGATTGCATTAATGTTCATGCTGTTTTGTTTTTAAGTTTTAAAAATTTGTTTTTAAGTTTTAAGATTATCGCGATTTAATCTCACGTATAAATATCGATTTTCTTAATTCCTATACAATAAAGATACGATAATTTTTTGAAACTACCAAATTATTTAGAGAGTAATTTTATCCTTCTTTCGAGGTAAAAAACTGCTTTCTTCAAATCCTCTAGTTCCTTTGCTGGGTCCTTCTTTCCGGCCCTTGCTATGTATTTTGCTACATTGAATAGGTATGCATCTTTGTCTAATCCCCATGCTTCACATACTTTAATTACTTCATATGGGTTATCGATACCACCATAATATGCTGGTCCGTTTACTGCTTCTTTTATATCCGACATATAACTTATTTTTTTAAACCGTACTTAATCCATTTATACCAAACTCTTTCATGTAGATAATACTGAATAGGTTTGTAAATCAATTCTGCTACCCCAAATGCGGCACCTACTTTAATTGAACCACTTATCAACCACATTAATAAGAAACCAATTAACGTACTTACAATTCGATATGAGATAGTTTTTGCAATGTGTCTCTTTCTTTCTACTATCATATCAGTCCTTTTATTTCTCTGTTTGAGTAAAAATTAGTACCGTCAAATGTAGTATATTTTAATTCAAAACAATTTGAGTTAAATGCTTGGTGGTTTTTGTAAGGTAGGGAATCAAATTCGGATGCGGTTAACGAATGTCTGATACCTGTGAAACGTGTATCAAATTCTAGATATTCAAAAAATCCAACTATTGAATTAATTTTACAATTGCTTTTAACATAATCTAAAAATTTTGATATATTTGGGTCAAGGTGCGTATCGTGTAGTATACCATCAAATTTAATTCCATTTAAAGGTAATATATTAATCCAATCTCCCAATATTACTTTTACATTTTTTTTATCTTTAGCCCACTCAATAGCTAACTTGTATATTTCAGGATGAACTTCTATAATTGTATGC